TTTGATTATGATTGATAACTAAAAAGACAATGAATAAACCTATAAAGGTTATAGTCATACCAAAAAAGAACATTCCTATTCCGTACTCTACTGTCATTTGTCATTTATTCTCCTCTAGTTTTCTTATTTTCTTTATCATACTGTTCTTCTGCCAACCTACCTACTTCACTTAAATTAAAAAGAGATACTTTTGGATTCTTTTTAATATGCGCTGTTACAACATTAGAAACATATTCCTCTTTAGAAAGTTTCTTTTTCTTAATTGGTTTAGCGTTAATCCTAAAAATAGGCTCAGTAGATTCACCAGTAATAGTGACTTCACCTGTCTTAGGATTTTCATAGTAACTTCCGCCTTGGTCAATTACTTCTTGTAACCATTTAGGTACACCTCTATCTTTAGGTGCCTTCTTATTCTCTCTTGGTTGGTCTTCACCTTCAGGCTTTATTTCTTTAGGTAGGGGGTGTCTATATTCAGTTCCCCTTATGCCACCGTGTTTCATAGCCTGTTCTCTAGTTCTTGTAGTCATTTATTCTCCTCTAGTTTTCTTATTTTCTTTATCATTCTTATAACTCTTTTGTCATAATCTGCTGTAGTAGAAAACTTATCTAAAGTTTTGATAAGTTGAAAAGAATCAAGTTGTAGATTTTTATCTAACATCTTTTGTCTTAACACTCTAAAATCTTTGTAAGCATTATGGTTGTTTAGTAACCTTACATATTCTTTAACACTATCGCATTTACTAGCGAAAGCTCTCACACCCCAACCTGGCCATTTTGTTATGCCGTGTGGTAAGAGGTGTGGAGTATCTTTACTCCATGTTCTTATACCAAATAGATTATTTGCCTCTACAGCAAATCTACTGTTACCCCAACCAGACTCTAACGCAGCCTGACCTATAATCATCTCATAGGGTACTCTTTTATCTTTTGGTAAGGAGAAATTAATATAGTTTATACATTTATGCATAGCACGTACAAATTGTATATCGTTGTTATATGTAAATTCAGGTTCTTTTAGTCCCATTTCTTCTATCTTTTGCATATAGAATAAATCTAGTTCAGCATTTACCTTTGCTATTGCTGATTTATTGGGATTGTATGTACCATATGCATAGGTAACTACACATAAAGTTAGTACTGCAAAAAATACCTTTGTATAAAACCAAGCCGTATTTGCTAGTTTATGCCAATTATACGATTTGCCCATCTTTGACCACCTTTTTTAAGTCTTTTATTGTTTTCTTTTTATCAATCGTAACATCATACCATTTGTATCTGATCATGTGTTCGTTACTAGGTCCTATTAGTGGAATGTCGTATTTTCTTTGAAAAGATAATAAGCCTTTTAAGTACAATGGCACAAGTATATCTAGTACACTTGTTTTGTCTGTGTAATCTTTAGGTAAAGTAGGCGTCTTCCAATAGCCTTTACCTTTAATTAGTTCGTTTAATATATCTTTATGTTTTTTCAATAGTTTCATTATATACCTCTCTTTACATAATATTCATAACCGTGTTCTTCAAACTTCTTTTGTATAAACACAAGGTTATTGTTATTCAAATGGTTTCTATAACCTTTGAAAATCTTTTTACTTGTTCTGCCTGGGAAATTTGTTAATATGTCTTTTTGTAGATGACCAGTATAATACAATTCCCACTCATTATTATTATTGTTTAATACGTTATCAATAATAGTAATACCTTTTTTTATTTCTTTCTGTAACCACTCGTCAATATGATTCTTCTCACCTCTCATAATATAACTTTCTTTTATAATCGTAAACCGATGTAGTTTACTTTAGGTTCAAAGGACCAGAATATATCATTGTGGTTGCCTGTATCGCCTAAATTTTGCATTTGATATAAATGTACCATTTCATGGACTAGCGTATCCAAGAAATCTTTTTTGTTCGGATAAGAAGGTAACATCTCTAGTTTGTACAATCTAGTACCTGCTCTTTTCCACTCTAATACAACAACTTGACCTATACATTTTTGTCTTTTTAGGTCTTTGATTTCTACTTGCCCAAAAGGTGAAAGTTTATTATCAAATAGTGCTGAATTGAATAACTTGAAATAAGTTTTTATGTCTTTGTAAGTTGAAATATATTTACGCTTACCAGACAATTCTCTTTTAAGTTTTCTTTTAAGTTTTAGTGCTTTAGTTTTTCTAGTTGTTGTTACCATTTAAAATTTGTTCCTTATATTTCTCGTCAAGTTGTAATCTTAAATCAGCAGCGATACCTTCTATTATTTGAGGCAGGTATGCCTGTAATATAGTAACTGAATCGATCATAAATTTATGGGCAAGTTTTTCTATTTCTTGTTCCATAATATATGATGTATCAATATTTGTGCCTTTAATCTTTTCTGATATAACATGACCTATAACAGCCGTGTTATAATCATCAGCCTTGGCAATGGACCAAGACCATGTGTAAATGAATAATAAGAATAATATAAAAAATGATTTACGCATTAGCGTGAGCCTCGTAAATAACTTCATCTACATTATATTCATCAATTCCGACTAATTCTAAATTATCAACTTTCATAATTTTAGTTTTAGCAGTTGATCTATCTATTTCGCCAGATGTTAGTTTGGCAATGATATTATCAACTTTTTCTTCGGCAGTATTTTCTGCCCATTGTTTAACTTTACCCATATATTTATTATCCTCTCTTTTTTGTTGTTTTCATACTACTAATATACACTAATTAGAAGTAGAAAGCAAGCAAAAAATGGAGTAAATTATCGTTATTTATCAATGGGATATATAGGGTGCGACAAGTTGTCAAGTAGATGTTCTACTTTTGTTCTGCACCCTATAGTTGTATATGTAGAATCGATTCTACTAGGATGTCTTATAGTCTGAATTCCAACCAAACGCTTCTTTTACCACAGCGTCTGTAAGACCTTTGTACTTTTTATTAAGTTCTTTGTCTTTTACTGCGACCATTAGGGCAGCGTCATCTTTATGTAGACCTTCAAGTAATTGAATAAACATCATTTCTTTTTTTGTTTTAGTCAATTTCTTATCTGCACCTTCCACAAAGTGCCATAGTCTTCTAGCTTCTGTGAATAAAGTAGTATGTTCAGTACCTGCTGGGGCGTCATTCTCTTTGTAAGGTGGTGTGCCTTCAGGTAATTCCCATTTAATATTAGGGTCAAATGCACCTTTTATAACTTGTCTTAAAGGTACAGAGTCATTCTTCTTTAAAACAGCAATCTTTGCTGGTTTATCTTTTGCGTTATTTACTTTGGTTAAAATTTCGTGTAACAATGGAGCAGATGATCCTGCTGTATCCATGTTCATGTTTGCGGTTGTCATTGGCATAATGCCCTCCTCATTTGGTTATGTAAAGGGGTAAGTCTCCCTACCCCTATACATCTATTTATACTCGTTGAGTATTAGGCATTTTTATATGCGAACGGAGTCCCATATAATTTTTTGATACCAGCAGCGATGATCGCTTTTGTTGGTACACCCATTCTGTATGAAGTACCTTTAGCAGTTTGGTTAACATATATCATGTTACCTTCTGCTCTTAAAGTATCAACAAGTGCTCTAGGTGATACTAGATCAAACCTGTTTCTTAAAGTTTTCCAAGTTACAGATTCACCTTTTGATAAAAGATTTAAAACTTTAACTCTTTTTGATAAAGTTTTTCTGCCTCTTGTTTCAGCTTTTTTAGCTTTAGTTACAACTCTTAAAGAGTCATTTGCGAATAATGATTTAAACATTCAATTCACTCCTTCTTGTATGGCATTGATTAAAATTACTAACTTTGCCAGCATTAGCAACTATCCCAAAGTGCTTTATGGAATTCTTAAAATTTGTCATAGTCAATTGTAATGGCATATAAATCTTTGCCTTTACCTTTTGTAGTTATTGCTTTATCAACTCTATCTTGTAATTTGTGTTTCATATGGACTTGTCTGTATAGCAATGAGTGTAATGCTTCACTCAACATTTTGTAATCTTTTATAAATGTTGGAGTAGTTAGATTAAATCCTTCATCTTTCAATCTCAATAAAATTGTTTCTTGTATTTCTTCAGCGATGGCATTAACAAATATCTTATTATGAGTCTGTCTTAACATCTCTTGCCTTTTAGCGTCTAATTGCTCTGTCTTTATATTCCTTTGTTTTGGAATTTTAGGAAAGATGATTACGTTATCTTTGTCAGATTCTTTTGTCATCATCCTCTATTGCCTAATGGTTTCATCATACCTTCAGGCCAAAATACTTCGTCTTGTAATTTTGTAATTGAAATTGTATTATAGATAGCAATTGTTAGAAGTATCAATAATATTAATGTATTCAATTTTGACATTATATCTTTTCGCCTTTAAAGTTTACTAAACCTTTATCGGCAAAGTATTCAACTAACTCGTTATACCCACCGATATGTTTATCGTCAATTAATATTTGAGGCATAGTTCTAACTTGTTTACCTACGGCCTCAAACAATTCGTCTGGTGTTTTAAAATCTTTACCAAACATCTTTTCTTTGTACTCAAAGCCTAGTGTCTTCACCAGGTTCTTAGCCTTTACACAATAGGTGCAATTAGGCTTTGAATATATTTCTATTTTACTACTCACTAGCAATAACCTCTACTTCGTCATATGCTTTGTCAGCCATTTCTTTTAGTTTGAAAGCGTCAACAACAGTTTCAATAGAGTAGTTGTACATTTTATTGTACTCACCCATTGGTAATCTTAAACCAATCCATGCTCTGTAGTATCCGTTCTTTGTTAGAGTTACCTCTTGTGCAAATACTTCATAACCTCTTACAGGCGTTTGTTTGATTATATTTACCAATGTAGTTTCTACATCTGTTACAACAGTTTTATTAGTATTTTTACCTAATTCTGTAGTAAATATTTTTGCTTTCTTATTCATCTCACCTTTTACTTTATCAGCAAGTTCAGCCTTTGCAATCATCATACCTTTTTCAATTGCAAGTTCTAAATCTGGTGAAACACTCGTACCGACACCAAAGATACAAACTTTATCTTTGCCTTTGCCGAACGTTTTAGTACCACATTCTTTCTTCTCGTTATAATCTTTCATATACCAAGATGGTACTTTAAGGACTTGTTTATCCTTTTCTTGTTTGATTTTATAAGTGCTACTAGAACAATTTGCAAGTAACAGACCTATAGAACCGATCATTATATATTTGAGTACTTTACTCATTCACCTTCTCCTTCATATTATCAAACACATTATACACTAGTTCTTTTGTTTTGTCAACAGCCTGTGTTTTCTCAACCATTGATGTAAACGGATCCCATGCAAAAGCAAGGATAATCCACAAAATCGTTAAGGTTATTATACCTCTTATCATTTTCTTACCTCCCAATTACCGTCTTTATCTAGGCAAACTTTGCCTGGTTTATGATAGGCATGACTAGGCCTTTCATAATATCTGCAATAGGCAGGTGTAAACATATCTCTATAGTAGAATTGAGCGAACAACTCCCAATAACTAGGTCCGTCATATGCTTTTCTACCGTCAGCACATTCTACTACCTCTTGTTTAACAATCTCGCCATTGTCTAATTCTCTAATCTCTATTTTGATGAAACAATATTGATCCTTAATAGGTTGTATCTTATCGTATTCAACTTTTGTATTATTGCCTTCTAATGCCTCTAGTTTCTTCATTGTGTTTTCAAAACTATCTTCAGCATATACACTTGTAGCAAATAGTAATATAAAAAATAATCTAATCAACATACATCCATCTTCCGTCAGGCATTTTACAAACTTCATGCCATTTCATTGCTCTATAAGGATTACCATATAGTATTGAATCAAAGAATCTAGTGTTATCTAAATTCTGATCGTGTGTAGTTTCAACCATAGCACACTTGATAGGTCCTTTTAGATAGAAACCTGTAGTCTTAATAATACCATTACTATTAGTTTTAGGATTCATCCATGTAGTAAAACCAGGACTATTAGGTGCATTGTCTAAATGATCTATAAATGCTCTTGTCATTAATTGGTCATCTGTTTCACCGTCCATAATATCTGCACCTTTAAATGATCCTGCAACTGCACAAGTAGCAACAACAGCAGGATTGTCTGATATGTATTGCCAACATGCCGCCCCAGCAACAGCCGCTGTAGTGGATGCACCAATATAGGACTGTTTGCTGGCACAGTTAGAGAGCAACAACAAACTAGTTAATAGAAACAACAGTTTCTTCATCTTCTTTTTCTTTCAATTTTTTAGCTTCTTCTCTTTCTTTTTGTTTTTCTGTAAGATCAGCAATTCTTCTATCATGTTCGTATTCTGATAATGTTTTACCAAATACTTTTTTATAGAAATGATCTACAGGTACAGGTGCCGAGTAGGCAATTATTAGATTATCAAAATTAATATCTAAATTTCTGTACATTTTAGGATTTGTTTTTTTAGTATCGGCATGTGATTTCAATACAGCAATTCTGTTTGTAAACACATTCTCGTACGGAGGTTTAGTTGTTGATTTTGCAATGTCTTTTTCTTTTGCAATCTTAAATTCTTCAAATATAGTTTCTTTAGTTATCATAATGTAGTCCTTTTGTTAGTTTATGAGTTAATTCTATCATACAATCGTCTATTTGTCAAGCTCCCTAAAAATCCTTATAAATCATAGGGTTTCTTGTCATTAGCCACTATTTTACACGTGGATTGTATATCTTCTATAAGATGATTCACTTCAGCATCCCGCTCAGGCGTTTTAGGATGATTATACTTCAAGTTGTATAATTTATCTGCCTGAGCTTTGATACTATCAATCTTCTTACAAAAATCACTAATCTTGTGAAGCATTGTTTTTACCTTTTAACATTGTCCAAGGCCACTTTGTTTTTGCCTCTGACCAAACTTTCGTTTGATATGCTTTTGTTTTTTCAACTTCACTACCTAAAAAGTTTACAAGTTTGCCTGGTACTTCAGCAATATTTGTAGCAAACTCTTGTGGTGTGATTGTCTTCTTTTCATCAGCACTTGCCATGTTCATTGATATTAATACTACTGCAACTATAGCAATAGCTAATAACAATGATTTTTTCATTTTCCACATCTCGTTCATGTTTTCTTTCCCATTGTTTTAAAATCGGCTTTATCAACTATCTGGTAGTTACCCTTATTGTAGGCAATGCCGATTGTTTTGCCTTCGGGTAGCTGTACTTTAAGTTTTGTTTCTTTAGTACATACACCAGGTATTCTATCACTCGTAGGTATAGAATTTCTCGGTAGACCATTTATATCTAATGTATAGTCAGGTCTTTCAAATCCTTTGAGAGTTCTAGTAAATATCTCTCTATTAATTTTTAACCATTTATCTTTTGTCATAATCAATATATCTTATAGTTCCTTCTACGTATCCGTATTTCTTATCTTTTACTTTAGGGTTTGTAAACATAGTGTTAGCGTCACCTGATTTGTAACCTTTCTTGTGTGATAATGTAATATGAGCAGCACCTTTATTGTGTCTTTTTAATCTCTTATTTGAGTCTAATAATACCATATCATCAACCCATAATGCGTCTATATGATCGTTTGCTCTATATCCTTTTATGTACACACCCACTTTTTTACCTACAAGTTTAGCATATTTGTCATAAACTTTTTTGATAGGTTTATATGCAAGTGTAACGTGATCTGAAACTAACATAAATTTTGTAGCAAGTTTCTTTACTGAATTACAACTTTGTTTATTTAATTGTACTGCAAAATATCCGTTCATTATTTTCCTAATTTAATATTAATGGTCCAAACAATATCAGTATCAACAACGCTGGCACCACTATGGTCATAGGCCAGAAATGTAATAATTCTAATATTGCTTTTTTAGTTTTTCTTTTCATTATTTCCCTAATTTACTTTCGTTTTCTAAATTGATTGCAACATCAACATCTGATTCTTCTTTTGCTTCCTCAATTATAATTTTATCATCAACTAATTTGATTTTAGTTAATTGGTGAGGTTCGTCTTCATCTGCCCAACTATCAATATGGATATCTTCTGCCTCAACTGCTTCCTCTAAAGTTTGATGGAAATTGTCATCATCATATTTTACTTTACCAAGATATTTTGTAGTATCTGAATCAGTATAGTTAGCATCCACAACATAGGTTTCAACACCATCACTTGTTTGTGCCAAGTCTTTATTAACCTTACCATGGTCTAAACCACCGTGATCTAAAAACTTTTGATCAGCCTCATCTTTATCTTTTGCCAATACATCTTGTTCAACAACAAGTGTATAGTAAGTTTTCTTTCTGTATAGGTTTTTACCTACATCATCTTTAAATGTATATACATCTGTTTCTATTTTACCCATAATATAATCCTCCTAGTTTAATTGATATATGTAATCTCTTTTTGTTTTATAATTTTTTGTTAAATCTGGATCAAAATCTTTTCTGAAACCTTGTCTTTTGTATAACTGACCGTAGTCATTAAATAATGATTTGTCGCCTTTAGCGGTATCTTCAAATACATCTTCATAAGTTTGGTAATATTCATCTGGATACATAATCTCAATACCAGTAGTACCTGTAAAATTAGTAGCGTCTTCTTTAAATTGTTTATCTAAAATATCTTTAATTTTAGTTAATTGTTTTCTGTAATATTTGATTTTTGACATAGGTACATTTTTATAGATAGAATAACCTATAAAGAAATCAGGATCGTATTGATCTTCGGAATCAATATACTCTCTTTTATATACTATACTAAATGATTTGAAATATTGGTCTGTAAATTTAAGGTTTTTAGTGTTTTCTATATCGTCTTTTTTCATAATATACACATAATATACACTAAAAAGACTAAAAAGTCAAGCATTAAAAACGTTGATTTTACTAGGTTTTTAGGAATAATTATGAGAACAAAACGAGAACATCTACGATTCGTACCCATATTTTGCGATATAATATGAATCTACTATGTCGGTTACTGGATTATTGAGTTTTGTTTGTTCAAATTCTTTGACTAAATCAACACCAGTATCTTTTGTAAACTGCTCATACATCTTTAGCTTATCTGCATTACCCTTGCCAGTAGCATTCTTCTTTATCTGACCTGGTACTATAGATTTAAATCTCTTATTGAGTTTATACAGTTTATGTTTGAGAGCACCCATATTCTCTGCTAGGTTGAATACAAGTCCTTTACTACCAAATGAGTAGCCTTCTATAAAAATATTACCAATAGCAGTATCAATAACAGAAAGCGCCCACTCGGAAATCTGGTCGTGTCGTTGTTGCTCGGTGGTATAGGGTAAATGTAATCTGCCATCTATCTGTCCATTATAAAATTTGCCTTCATATTTTTTAACATTTGTAAGATAATATATCTTACAATTTTCAAATTTAAACTTGCCTCTACATACACATATAGCAGGACTACTTAAACTATAATCAATTCCAATCGTCTTGTTCTTCTTCATTCTCAAATATTGCATCCTCTTCATCTATTGAAGTATCAGCACCACAGAAAGGACAAGTCGTAGGCTCATGGTCGTCATCTTCCCATTTAACCCAATAAGATACATCACAATGATTGCAACTTATTTGTACTTTGTTTATGTTCTCGTCTTCAGCCATTTATATCCACTTTATTATTTCTTCTGGTTCTGGTTTTTTATCGTTTTTTTTGTCAGGTTCATCTTTAAAAGAAACTTCCCTACGAAAAGTCTTTGCCTTACCTATCGTAGCGATACATACAACAGGATACTTAATCCAAGGAAAATCTTTCCAGCCAGATACATCGCTTTGGTAGCATTTGATTATAGATGTATTTAGACCTTTCTCTAACGCAAAGGCAGATAAATTTGCCATCCACATACCTACTTCTAAATGAGTCGTATCTACTATATTTTCTAGTTGGTCTTCGTGCATTTGTTCGTAGTAGTCACCTATTTCTATAGTCTTTTTGTAGTATTCATTTGGCTCACATACTCTTTGTGTAAATAGTAACAGATAAGGTGCTGTAGATAATTGTTTTAAATAAGGATTTTTATCTTTTAAATTTCTACTATGTGTCTTGTCTGTACT